GGGTTGTGTCAGTTTCGTGAATTAAGGCTTTTGTTTGTCCTTGTAAAAACTTCGGTTTAATAAGTGGCGAATAATGTGAGTCCTTCGATTCCGAATAAGAGCTCTCTTCACCAATAAACCTTTTCCGAGTAAATGACGCAGCTTGTATTGATCTTTATGTTCCCGTTGAATAAGGGTCTTAACCTTCTTATAAAATAGGAGGATTATACGAGCTGAGTGCTTCATTCGCTGTCTATACGAAGCTTTGAGCATTCTAGTTGAAAGACGAGGGATTGTTGGCAATGTACCACGCTCTATCTTACTTGCTGACCAAAACTTACCTATTGATTTATGACTGCTTGATTTTGCAGCGGCATATTTGATCTGTAAGCTAGAGATGTAGGGATGATGGCGCATGTTACAATCCTGTAGGACTCCAGGTAGCACAGTCTGTAGTAATTTGGTGACAAATATTTCCTCGCCATGTTGCAACAGAGAATATTGTCGGACCAAGTATTCGTACTTGGTTAGTGAGTAAAGAATCTGAAAATCATCTGGACTTACTGGAGGTCGATCAGCGGTTAACCACTTCCGAGTGGTGTCGTAAAGACTCCACCCAGTAATGGGGTTTCCGACAATAGTTCTTAAGTGTTCAACCTCTGATGGGTTTCGGCCGATCACGTTTAACATCGAGTCTAGGAAGGCAGGTGGTAATCCTCGTTCAATACTGGATCTCTCACGTAGCTTATCAACTAACGAATTTATAAGAAGAGGGGCTTTGCAAGTAGAAGCTAGTAACTTAATGGGTACTGGTGAAACTTCAATTCCTTTATAGAAGTGCCTTTTACAGAATTCAGCGGCAGATCCAGAAATAGTTTTGAGTTTCTGAATTTCAATACCAAGATCTGTAATAATTTCACGATAACAAAGAGCGTGTGTTTGCCCTCGTATCACAATATCATCACCCAACATCACATATTGTAACGTTAGGCTTGGATCCTTTTTCAAAGCTCTAGCGAATGCAGTTATGACTACTAAGTGATGAGATAGAGTGAACATACCCCAACTGCTCAAGGCTCCTAAAGGTTGGCCTACTTGCCATCGGTAAGTTTGTCTTTTATATCTAAACGCTCGATCTGTCATAAGGGCGACCCAAGCTTCCGCAAACTCATCGGAGGATGACATCTTTTCTAACAAACGTTCTGAAACTTTAACCGGAAACCGGTCTGTTGCTTTCGTAAGGTCAAAGCAAAATATTTCATTTGTATCATT